TCTGGCGTGGCCAGAGTTCAGCGCCTGCCCACGCCATCGTGGAAGGACACCACCTTGATGCGTGGTTACTACAAGAACAGGAGATAGAATGACAATGTATTACAGCGAAACAGATGGACCTGAACCAACAGTATCTATCCAAGTAAAAGATACAAAGTATACCCTTACCCAACAATCTTTGGCTCAGATAATTGAGGATAAAGATTCTCTCAAAGAAGAACTAGAACAAACCAAACGTAAAGTTAAAAGCATAGGTTGGGATGTAAGAGAGTTCTTTGAGTCAAGAAAAAATGGCAATAATACAGATGATATTACCTGCACAGTTGAGGATATAAATGAATTACTCAGCAGCCTAGGCGTAGACCAACTAACTAATACTTGGTCAGCAACAGTATGGATTACAGCCACCATCACAGGTATAGAAGCATCTAGTAAAGATGAGGCCGAGAACATTATTAAAGATAATGTTGAGGTCAATTACAATGATGATGGCGACATCTGGATAGATGATGTTGAAGTGCAATCAGTTCATCCTGAAGCATAGTGTGATACACTAATCTTGAGTGCCCTGATTTCGGCTATCTCCTTTCTCAGGGCAACTCATAAATAAAGGAGAGCAATGGCACAGTTAGTAATAGAGCGGGATAGATACGGCAGACCACTAGTAGTCCCGCCAACAGGCGGTAAGCCAGTTGCCTATACACGGGCAACTACGATTGCTAATTCATTAGATGATGCATCAGCATTAGTAGCATGGAAAATGCGGATGGCTGCAATAGGTTTAACTACACGACCAGATATATTATTATCTATTAGTGCAGCACAAGAAGATAAGATGGCAGTTAACTCTTTGATTGAATCGGCTATGGAAGTAGCAGGTGCAAACAAAGCAGCCAACATAGGTACAGCCATACACTCATTAGCAGAACGATTAGATTTAGGACAAGACTTAGGTGTCGTACCACCACAGTGGATACCAGACATCAAAGCATACGAAGAAGCAACTAAGATTCTCAACAATAAGTTCATTGAACAGTTCAGTGTGCTAGATAAATACAAGATTGCTGGTACACCAGACAGACTTGTTGAGTATAACGGTGAGTTATTTATTGCTGATATTAAGACAGGTCGGATAGACCATCCTAATAACATAGCAATACAGTTAGCAATCTATGCTAACGGCTTGCCGTATGATAGTGCTACGGCAACCCGTAGTACATGGGGAGATGTAAACAAAGACAAAGCAATCATTATCCATTTACCTGCAGGAACTGGCACATGTAAGTTAGTGTGGGTAGATATTAAAGAGGGCTACAAAGGTTTACAATTATCTATGAAAGCAAGAAAATGGAGAGACCAAAAAGGTCTTTCTTATCCGTTCGAACAGGAGAACAAATAGTGTCTCACTCAGAAGCACCAATCAGTATCACAATCAAGACAGCATCAGGTAGTTTAGTAACAGTCCGTGCAAGTAACGGAGAAGAACTAGACGCAGTGGTTGCAACAGGATTAGCAGCCATCACATCAGCCACAACAGAACTAGAACAAGCAATTCGTGGCACAGTACCAGCACCTATGACAGTAGGAACAATTGCATCAGCACTAGGCGCAAGCATTTCACCAATGGATAACTCAACTGCAACGCTTAGTGGACGCAACTGCCCACATGGAAAAATGACTGCCATTCAAGGCACTGGTAAAGATGGCTCAATGTATCGTGGTTACTTTTGTGGTGCACCTAAAGGTGCCTTTGATAAATGCAAGAATGTTTATCTAAAGACAACAGACGCAGCATGGAGTACATTCGTAGCAGAACAGGTTAAGTGAAAACACTTAGACGCTCTATCAGTAAAGCCGAGGTTGGTGGTGAACCATTACCACCAGCCTTCCAGGCTTTTGAAAGGGCGGGAATCATACTACGCAGAGCAGAGGTAACAGTAATAGCAGGCACTCCAGGTGCAGGCAAGTCATCAATTGCATTAGCAATTGCTGCTAGAACTAAACTACCAACGCTTTACTTCAGTGCAGATACCAATGCACACACTATGGCTATGCGTTTAATAGCAATGGCTGGCAACATGAGCCAACAATCAGCAGAGTTATTACTAAAGAAAGACCCAGACAAAGCAAATGAAATACTATTACTAAACAATCATTTGTTTTGGTCATTTGAATCTACACCTACATTAAAAGATTTAGATGAAGAAGTATCTGCATTCGAAACAGTATGGGGCAGAAGCCCTACACTTATAGTTGTAGATAATCTTATGGACATAGCAATGGATGGACACGAAGAGTTCCAAGGTATGCGTGCTGCAATGAAAGAACTTAAGTATCTAGCCAGAGATACCAATGCTGCCGTGTTAGTACTACACCATACCAAAGAAGGATTCGAAGGTTATCCTTGCCAATCACGTTCATCTATTCAAGGATTAGTTAATCAGATACCAGCAATGGTATTAACTATTGGTCAGATGAAACAAGGAGATGACAACTTCTTATGTGTAGCCCCAGTTAAAAATCGTTATGGTAAAGCAGACCAGACAGGTAATAACTATGTTACTCTTTCATTTAATCCAGAGTCTATGCATTTAGATGATGTTATGATTAGATACACAACACAACAGGAATTACTATGAGTAATCCAGCCAAGGCTAAGGGCAGTAGAGCCGAGGCAGATGTCGTAAAGTGGCTTAAAATCAATGGTTTTCCGTATGCAGACAGGCGAATCGCAGGTGCCCAATTAGACAAAGGAGACATCAGTGGTGTTAACGGAGTAACAATAGAAGTTAAAGACCATTACCGTTTAGATTTATCTACATGGATAAAAGAATTAGAAATAGAAATAAAAAATGATAATGCATGGACAGGTACAGTGTTACACAAACGTAAAGGTAAAGGAGATGTAGGAGAATGGTATGCAACAATGCCAGCAAAAGTATGGATAGAATTAATCAGAAAGATTATAAATGATAAATGAATTATTAATTTTACTTACATTATTTCAACAAGAAATGATAGGATTATTACTATGGATAAGCACAGTATTGTTGCCTATCTAACTTATATAGGCGCCACCCTGCCAGCGGAGGGGCATGGTTGGCGCAAGATGCGTTGCCCTTTTCATGGTGATAAGCATGCATCAGCAGCAATTAACTTTGAAGATAAAAGATTTAAATGTTTTGGTTGTGAAGTACAAGGTGATGTGTATGATTTAATTATATATAAACAAGGAGGTAATTATAGTGAGGCTATCAAATTCGCAGAGAGCATTTCTCTTGCAGGCAACAGAACAATACGCTCAGCACATTCATCTAGCGGAGGAATACCTTTCAAGCCGTCATCTCTCGGTAGACGAAGCGAGAAAGTTTCATCTGGGGATAGTGAAGGACGCTCTTCCAGGACACGAGAGTTACAAGAATAGGTTAGCAATCCCATACATCACACCATCAGGTGTGGTTGATATTAGATTTAGAACTCTTAATAACAATCCAGATGAACCCAAGTATATGGGTATACCTGGGGCTAAGACTACAATGTTTAATGCACAAACAGTATTAACTGCTGGCAATTATATATGTGTAACTGAGGGTGAGTTAGATACAATAATCTTAGAAGCCAAAACAACACACTCATCTATAGGTATACCTGGAGTTAACAATTGGAAACCTTATTACAGTAAGATACTAGATGACTTTGAAACAGTAATTGTTCTAGCAGATGGAGACAATGCTGGCTTAGAGTTTGGTAAGAAACTAAGTAGAGAACTACCTAACGTTAACCTAATGCAAATGCCAGAAGGACATGATGTTAATAGCATCATAGTTCAAGAAGGAAAGGAGTGGATAGATGAGCGAATTAGAAAATGTTTGGGAAAATGATAAAGAGTTATGGGATTTTATAGGAGAAAATAAAAGATTAGTTGGCTTACAAATATCTGATGGACAAGGATTAGATATACTTAATGCACTAAGAGATATATATGTAACTATAGGAGATGACCCAGATAGTGCTATGAAAATGCTTACACTGTTAGCCACAGTTATATATGCAAGTAGCATAGGAGAAGGTCAACAGTTTACTGATGAGATACAAATAGCATCAGCAATGGAACAATTCGATTCTAGTATGAAGGAGATGTTAAGTGAAGAACCCAAGTGATGTAGATATAATTCTTAATGAGTTGCGTAGTATCATGATGAAGAAGCAGGAAGATTATGGTCCGTTAAATATTGCCCTCGCTCCTGGCGGGGCAATGAATGGGCTGCGTGTTAGGATGTATGACAAACTAGCCCGTCTGAATAACATGGCTGATAAGGGCGGCACACCGAACTATGAATCTATTGAGGATACCCTCATAGACCTGGCTAACTATGCTATAATAGGACTATTGGTACAAAGAGGACAATGGGAAGGCATAGAATAGTGTTAAAGATTAGAAACCCATTTTACTTTACAGAAGGCAAACCTTCAGATGTAATTAAAGTATTTTGTTTTAGATGTTCTAGAGAATTTTATGTGTATCGTGTAAATTTAAGAGCAAATAATTATTGTGTAGGTTGTAAATAGATTGAAAGAAGATGCCTGGGTAGATGAGTATGAGTTGCTCGTTTCTACTCTTGCGTCTGAATATTATAGGAAGTATCCAGTTACTGAAGCAGAAGATATAAGACAAGTATTATGGGTATGGTTTCTTACACATCCAGTTAAATATACAGAGTGGTCTAAGTTACCAGCCAAAGATAAAGAAAGATTAATTGCTAGGTCACTACGCAATGCAGCACTTAAATATTGTGAACAAGAAAAAGCACGCAAGGTTGGCTATGACATATCAGATTTATATTACTATGACCCATCAGTTATAGAAGCATTCCTTCCATCTATCATAGGTAATAGTTATGAAATACCTAGTAAAATCAAAGACCTTAACTTTAAGTTTGGTAAATCAGGTGAGGTAACAGATGGCAACAACTGGCTAGTTCTACGGTCAGACATAGAAAAAGCATTCAACAGATTAGCAGAGGCTAAACAAAATATTTTAAGAATCAAGTTTAGTGTAGACAACTACGAGTGGAATGATTTAGGAAAAGAACTTGATACATCTGCTGATGGTGCACGTATGAAAGTTAACAGAGCAATTGCTTCTTTAATAAAAATACTAGGCGGCTGGCGAACACACAGTGAGCCAGACGTTATAGAAACTAAAGAAGAAAGCGAAGAGCATGACTGAAGAACCTAAGGATATAAGAGAGTTACTAAACAAAAAAGATTACAGTAAGTCAATAGACTTAAGAGGTAATCCAATAGGAGATATCTGTGTATGTGGTTCAGAACTATTCCTAGCCATAGTAGCCTTTGAACAAGGAGAGATATGTTTTTACTTTTTAGATGGCGAGTGCGCTGATTGTGGTTCTTTAGTTACTTTATCTACACCAATAGATGAATATGGATTGGACTGTGACTAGTGCCTTACTATGATTTTGAATGTAAGGTATGTAGTAAAGTTACAGAAGTAGATGACCCTACTCCACTCCCTTGCTCCTCTTGCGGAAATCTTATGGTTCGTATATGGTCCTCTATACCAGTACATTTTAAAGGAACTGGTTTCTATTCTACGGGGGGCTAATGAGATTTAGTGATACACCAGCATGCAATGGTATAGATGTAGAAGTATTCTTTACTGAAGACAAAGGTGGTAACTATGCACATCTTGATTATGTTAAAAAAATATGTAAGACTTGCCCAGTACGAGTCGAATGTTTTGATTATGCAATGGATACACTAGTCCATGGAATATGGGCAGGTACTACTAAAGAAGAAAGGGACAGGTATAGAAGCAAGCACAACATGGTAGGTAAAACTGTTGTACCAGCATCTATGTTTGACGGTGTAATCTATGAGCAAACTATCTGATTTTGATTTAGATTTATCAGTTGGTCACGAAGGCGAAGCATTAGTTAATGAACTATTAACTGGTGGCAAAACTATTGAAGTAAAGACAGACCTTATGTGGAAGAACACTGGCAACTTATATATAGAAACAGTATGCTGGTCGCACAACAACGAAGAGTGGTATGCATCAGGATTGTCTACAACTAAAGCAGAGTACTGGGCATTTGTATTAGAAGGAGCAACCTTTATTGTCCCTATAAACGCACTCCGTCATGCGGTTACCTTGTGGGGACATCCTATTACCTGTAATATAGAACCTAATCCTAGTAAGGGTTATTTAATTAAACCTGAATTAATTCTTCAGACAATCAGAGAGTTGGCTAGGTAGAGGGGAACTACTTAGAAAACAAAAAAGACCCCCTGTTTCTAGTATAACTACTAGTCAGGGGGTTCTTCTTGTCTCTAAGTGGCCTTGTAGGCCTTATTAAAGGTATTTATTTAGAGCCAATACCGTATTCTTTTTCAGTCTTATCAGCCCATTTAGCCAATGGTGCAGCCAATGCGCCAATTAAGATTGCTTGCTCAGGAGCAAGGTCAGCAGCAAGGGCTAAGCCCATTGTTACAGCCGATGCTAGTACTGCCCGAACATAAGACTTAAATGCAGCCTTAGTCTTTGGGTCTTTTAGTTTAGCGATTAGGTTTTTCATTGTCTCTCCTATTTTTTTTTAGGTGGTATACCCATCCAACTGAACCAGTTAGAATCGTCTTTAGCGTATTGCTCTTTAATTGAAATATGTAAATGTTTATTATGTTGGTTACTACCCTTATAGGTATGTTCGCCTTTTTCTTTGCTCCAAATTTTACCTTTAAATATTAAATACTTAACCCTAATATCATCTTGTAATCTAATGTAAATATCTTTACAATCTATTCCATTTGCTGGGTCGTGCGTTAAATCAACTGCTAATCCAGTGTTGTGGTCTGAGTTAGGACTCTGACTTAGGTGGGCAGCAGATGGTAATAGACCATCGCTTGCTTTGTTCCTGTTGGGTTTTAATGCTGTCGCCTGGCGCAGTACAGCAATCGCAGCAGGTGTGGCTTTCTTGACTACACTCATTGTCCCTCATTTCTTTAGTGCTTGTAATACAAATTCTGTTAAAAATTCTACTTTTTCATCTAACTGATTAACCTTGTCTTTTAAACTTGAGCCACCATTAGGACGAAGTTCAGACAAGTAATGTTTAACTAAGTGTCTTACTGTTATTGCTAGAGTTCCCATTAAAGATACTCCCGCAACGGCTAATCCAGCCCATTCATTTGGTGTCATATTATTATACCGTTCTTATAGTGATTTCAATGATGCCGCCAAAGCCATCAAATCGTCTGTCTGGTGGTGTCATACGAGTAAAAGAAAGTTGCTCTATTACCGCTTGTTGTGATTCTCCAATACTTAAATCTTGCCAGGTAATAACATCACCTGTCTTTTCTATATCTTCTAACAATCTAATACGGTCAAAGGCTCTACCTTCATAACCAACAAGTGTATTGTACTTATCTGTCTCTGTATCAAAGCAATATACAGGGAACTTAATAAGTCTTACACGTGGTGTAGCAATGGTTGACTTAATCTGGTAACCCTTAAAAGTAGGACCACTTGATGTAGTTGTAGCATCACGATTTAATGTAAACTTATATGCCAAAAATTCTTGAGCATCTTCTGGCTGATTAGTAATAACCTCTACTGGATTTACATCTGTAGTATATGCAATGTGGTCAAACTCTGTTTCGGTACCATCAGCATTTGTAACAACTGAAGATAGTATAGTTTCTCCTACATTAAATGTACCTCTACCAATAAGACGTTTAAAGTTTTTAGGCTCTAGTGTGCCATAACGAATCTTACCTGTCTTAATGTAGCCAGATGGGGCTAGAACTGTAGTTGATTGGATAGCAATACCATTACTACCAGATGTGGTAAATGCTATCTGTTCTGAGTTACCTACAAAATCTACGCTAGTAGCGTGGCCAGTTGCTCCATCAAGGTAAGTATCATTGGCATAAGCAAAACGTAATGTCTCAAGTTCGTTACCTAAATCAATTCTATATAGTCCAGCATATGTATTAATTGTGCCAGTTACATAAACAAATCTATCTCTAAATGCAAAGTCACGAGGTGCTGTAGCGCCTAAATTATCTTCAATAATTAATGGGCCATAACTTAGGTCTCCATTAGTATCTGATATAGATGCTACACGTACACCCTTGTTGGTGCCAATTACTAGGTAACCCAGATAAGATTCAATCTTCTTTGGATACTCACCACTAGGTAGTTGTGCTGCAATAATACCTGATGTAAGAGTTGGCATAACACCAGCAGTATTTAAAGTAAACTTATAGATAGCACCATTAGTACCAGCATAACCAGCAGCATAAATGGCAGAACCACCTTCTGATATAGATGTCCACTCCCAACTAGAGTTAGGATGAGTGTATGTAGCAGTAGGTAAAGAATGAGATGAACCTTTAGCATTAGTTAACTCATAAATAGATGCACCAATGCCAGCAACAAGACGTTGTTTAACCCAGGCTAGTACTACTTTTTCGCTACCAGTATTGTAATACGCTGAGTATCCAGCAGTAGGTGTAGCAATAGGACCTGTATAAATATGGTCATTGTCTGCAATAAATAAGTTAATTCCATCACTTGCAATAGCAAGGGTAGCAGTATCTAATCCAGCAGTAACTGCATGTGTATAAGTAACTGCAGTACCAGCAGGTACATAGTTATTAATAGTTGTATTTGCTGTATTCCAAGCGAGTATCTTATCTGTTGAGCCATCTACTATAGATATAAGTTTATATACACCACTAGTAACACCAGTTAGATTGGCTGTTTCTTTAAGTAAAGTTACTTCTCCCTTAGTCCATACATTTACATTGGAAGAGTCAGCAAACCTATGCGCTGTTGTCTCACCACCAGATGGGTCATAGAATTTAATACCTGTACCAGAATGGAAAGATGATTGACTTCTAATCCACCAACCAGTAAGTGATTGCTCACCTGGCTCTTGGTTGTTATCAAACTGAGGCTTATTAAAAGGGGCTGTCTGCCTGATGTATGGCCGCTCATCAGATACTGCATAGATGAATGGCATACCACCAAGGGCTACATCGTAGGCTATATCTGTATTAGTCCAGACAGAACTGCTTGATGTAATACCAAGGTCAACGGCAATAGAACGACCAATGCTGGCAGTTGCCGAACCTCGGCCTTCGGTAATATCACGACTGACCACAGTGCTCCTTAATTAAGAATTGATTAAAATAATATTTATTGCGCCCAACTTACATTGCCAGTGCCAGCAGTTAATGTTGTAACTTTGTATGAACCATCTGTGGCTGTTGAGCCAGTAAGTCCTGCACCAATTGTTATTGTTCCAGCAGAAGTTAGGTATCTAAGGATAACAACACCTGAACCACCTGGTGAACCAACACTTCCATTACCATCTCTTTGTCCTCCGCCACCACCACCAGTGTTTGCAGTTCCAGAGGTTGATACAACAATAGGAATTCCAGAACCACCATTACCACCACCACCAGCACCACCTGCGGCTAAAGTTGAGTTCTGACTTGAACCACCACCACCGCCTGCATAATAAACAGAAGTACCAGTAATTGAATTTGCTACTCCTACTCCACCAGCACCGCCAGTTTGAGTTACGGTATCGCTTCCTGGTCCACCAGCACCGCCTCCGCCTGCTGCAGTACCATTAAAACTTGTGGATACACCACCATTATTACCTTCTGATGGAGAATATGAGCCTGCGTTACCACTTCCAGCAGTTCCATTGGATTGAGGTGGTCCTTCTTGATAAGAACCACCACCACCTGAGCCTCCACTAAGTCCATTAGGGTTTGCGGTGTTATATGAACCTCCACCACCGCCACCGCTTGAAGTTATAGAACTAAATATTGAGTTAGAACCATTTGCACCTCTACTTGTTGCAACACCATTGCCTCCTGCAGTACCACCAGTACCGCCTCCGCCAACTGTTGCTGTATAGTTAGTATTAAATATCAAGGATTGAGATGTAAAATATCTGTAACCACCAGCACCACCGCCAGCGCCTACTTGTGAACCGCCTCCACCGCCTCCAGCAACTACAAGATAGTCTACAATTACCGCTGGTACTGGAGTTACCGAACCACTTGCAGTACTTGCAGTACTTGAACCTGCAATATTGTGTGCTTTTACTGTGAAAGTATATGCTGTGCCATTAGTTAATCCTGTAATAGTTATTGGAGACGATGACCCAGATTTTTTTATATTACCTGGAGAAGAAATAACTGTATAACTTAAAATTGTAGAGCCACCATTATCTGTTGGGGCAACAAAAGATACTGCTGAACTTGAATCTAAAACAGTTCCAGATACAGAAGTTGGTGCTCCTGGAACTGAAATATTAGAATCTACAGGAACTATCCTTGTTACATTTGTTAAATCTATGCCAGCAACTGCTGCTGATAGTTCTGCATCTGTCGCTAATCCTGTGGCTGAACCAGCCAAGTTTGCTAAGTCTCTTGATTTAGTCATTGGTTACTTCTCTCCAAGATAGGTCATCCTCTGACCAGTAGTAGCGCTTATCTGTATCTGTAGGCATAGGAGTAGGTGCTTGCCAACGGCAAGTAGCCTCATCTAAGACCCAAGAGTTAAAAGGTTTAGGTGCTATGAAAGCATCTCTTGTAGCATCATAGGTATAACCAATGCCTGCATAGTTTTTACGTATGTTGTTATTGTAAGATGTTCTCTTACATACTTGACCTCTGAAGTTACCATACCAAGTTTCAGTATCTAATCCTTCAATAGTTTCTGTTTCATGTATACCTGTAATAACTTCGGTTACGATGTTATTGCTATCTAAGAATGCGTAATGTGCCACTGTATTTTCCTTTTCTATATTTAAGCCCAGGATACGTTTCCTGTGCCTGCTGTTAATGTTGTTACCTTGTATGAACCATCTGTTGCTGTGCTTCCAGTTAATCCAGCACCTATTGTAATCGTGCCATCAGAAGTTAGATATCTAAGGATAACAACACCTGAACCGCCGTTACCACCTGCTGCAGCATTTGTTGAGACATCGTCTCCTCTACGTGCACTACCACCACCGCCACCTAAGTTTGCGGTTCCAGCATTTCCTGCTACGTTTCCAGCACCTGAACCACCTGCTCCACCACCACCAGAACCACCTGCAGCACCATTACCGCTACCAGAATAATAAACACCGCCTCCACCGCCTCCAGCGTATGTAACAGAAGAACCAGTAATTGATACGGCAGCACCATCACCACCAGCACCAGCACCTGAAGAACCGCCAGTACCTCCGACAGCGCCAGCACCTCCACCGCCTCCGCCACCATAATTAGGAGAACCACCAGTAGTAGCACCACCGTTAAAACCTTGTACTGGAGATGCTGTTCTTGTACCGCCAGCAGCACCGCCGCCTTCACCACCTCCACCGCCAGAACCACCAGGACCACCAGGAGGAGCACCACTTGTAGTTTGGGTAGCACCATATCCACCACCAGTAGATGTAATTGTAGAAAATATTGAGTTAGAACCTTGAGCACCATTATACGCAGCACCATATCCACCTGCAGCACCACCTGCTCCACCAGAACCAACGGTTACAGTGTAGTTAGTACTTTTTCCAGTTAGGTGAACAGATTCAAGTGTTCCTAATCCACCAGTATTAGTTACAGTTGAACGAAGTCCACCTGCTCCACCACCGCCTCCGTGTCCTCCAGCAGCACCTCCGCCACCACCAGCAATAACAAGATAATTAACATCAAATGGAGCAGTAGTAGTAATAGAATTACTTGCTGCAGATGCAGCAGAATCACCGTTAGCGTTAGTTGCTTTTACAGTAAATGTATATGAAGTAGTACTACTTAATCCAGAAACTGTTATTGGAGAAGTAGAACTTGAACCTGTAACAGAACCTGGAGTAGATGTAGCAGTAAATGTAGTAGCAACAGCACCTTTAGTTGCAGCAGTAAAAGGAACATCTGCTGTAAATGCGCCAAATGCACTAATAGTACCAACTGTAGGTGCATCTGGTTTAGCAACACTTGTGTTACCTACGGCTAAAGAGGTAGAGTTACCTGTTTTTACGCTTTTGACTGTCATTAAGAAATCTCGCTTCCAAATGCTTGAAATGCTAGGTTGGCTGTTGAAGCATAAACTGTAACAACATCAGTTGTTGCCAGTGTTATTCCAAGAGTTATTGTTGTTGTATCAAGAGCACCTACAGTTACATCATAAGCAAGATACATTGCATTAGTCTGTGATGCACCAGCAGGTCTAACAGAGATACGATATGTAGCAGCAGTTCCAGCAAGGTTTGCTACCGTCACAGTAGATACTACTGTTGAAGTACTTGCAGGTACTGTATATAGAGTTGTTGCTGTTGTTGCGCTTGGGTTACTTTGACCAAGCACCTTGTATACTGTTGGCATTTATTTCTCCTTAGTGTTGGTTAAGCACCCATTAGCATAAATGCTGTTGGGGTAGGGTCTGTTGTTACGGCTGACCATTTTAGTCCAGTCGCTGTTGAGGAATCTGCTGATAAATAAAATCCGTTAGTTCCTACTGTAAGTTTACCAGTTGTGTCTGCAGCAGTTCCTACAATCAAATCGCCTTTAGCGTCAAAGACTGTATTAGAAATTGCTGTAGCCAAATCAAATGCGGTAAAGGTAATTACCTCAAGTACATCAGATGCAGCCAATGCTGCCAAAGATGTAATGCTAGTTCCGTTAGATGCTGTGTAATCTGTACCACGAAGTAATAGAACACCATTTAGATATACCTGCTCTTTACCAGCAAGGTATGAAAGAGTTAAACCATTAGCATCTGTTCCAGATACTGAAGTCTCTCCACCAGTTGCTACGAACTTGTATCTAAAAATTTCTGCAGTTGAGGAGATTGAACCCCAAGCAGAACCTGACCAAGCAAACATAGTATTAGATACTGAGTTCCAATATAGAGCACCAGTTACTAATGCATCGCCATCATTATCTACAGATGGGGCAGTTGACTTAGCACCTAAGTATCTATCATCAAAGTTATCATAGGTTGTAGCAGCGGCAGCAGCAGAGGCTGCAGCAGCAGTAGCAGAACCAGCCACAGTATCTACATAAGCCTTTGTAGCAGCGTGTAGGTTAACTGTTGGAGCACCTGACAAGGTTAAAGCACCTGTCATTGTTGCGCCAGACTTAAGCACTAGGGAGTCATAGAATGTTCCGCCTGCTTGAATCTGAGTTGCTATTTCACCAAGAGTATCTAATGTGCCAGGGGCTGAGTTAACAAGGTTAGCAATAGATGTATCTACATAAGCAGTAGTTGCAGCATCTGTAGTGTTAGCAGTAGGTGTTCCAAGTCCTGTAATCTTTTGAGCATTAAGAGCAACTGATGCAGTAGGTGCAGCCATCTGGTCTAAGCGAGATGTTCTTACCTGTGTATCAAAGTCTGAGACTGTAGCAGCAAGTTGTGTACCAGTATGGTTAGCACGAGCAAATGGGTCTGCAGTTAATTTAGCAGCAGTAATAGTTCCATCAGCAATATCAGCGGCAACAATAGTTCCGTTTACAATATCAGCAGAAGTAATAGTTCCATTAAGGTTTAACTTGCTATAAGCAATAGCAGCAGATGCATTAATATCAGCGTTAACAATTACACCAGTACCAATAACAGTCGTTAAACTTACATTGCCAGAACCATCAAAAGATACGGCTGATGCTTCTACATCTCCAGTTAGTTGGAAGTCTCTAGCAGTTGCTAGTGTGGCAGCAGAACCAGTTGCACTACCTGCAGTACCAGATACGTTACCTGTTACGTTACCAGTTACATTTCCAGTTAGATTAGCAGTTACAGTTCCTGCAGTAAAGTTACCTGAAGCATCACGAGCCACAATGGCTGATGCTGTATTAGCAGATGTAGCAGTAGTAGCAGAGTTAGATACCTTAGAAGCAGTTGAAATGGTTGCTAGTTTAGTATCGGCAATTGCTGCGCTAGCATTAATATCAGCGTTTACAATTGTTCCATCTAAAATCATTCCACTAGTTACTACACCACTATCTGTAGTCTTAACTAAGTTAGCAAGAGTAACTCCGTGTGCAGTTGTAGTATTTTCAATGTGCTCATTGGCTTCTCTTAAGTCACGGCCAGTAACCATATGTCGAATTACTGCACCAGCAGAGTGGGCTACGCCAGTACCGCTATTTTCTACACCACGAGTAATAGTAAGGGTATTACCAGATGAGTAGTTACTTACATCTACAATTTCTTCAAGGGCGGTATCTGGGTCAATAACAACCGTATAGGTTTCACCTACTGCGGGTGTTCTACCACCCATAAGGTTTGCGCCAGAGCCAACCGTCATAGTTGTATCAATGGCTGATATACCGCTAGATAGTGTGGTTTGTTGTGCTCGTGATGAGTATTTTCTAGTTGTCATTTAGGTTCCTATTTAGAGGGAGTAGTGGACACGGATAGGATATTTGTTTTGTTGACTCTTAACCTCTTCGGCTAATCGTTGAGTATACAAAGCATAAATTTGTCTTGTTAGAGATTGAGATGAACCGTATGGACGTTTGCTATCTGTTTCATCTGCTTGTGCGCTAACCATCGCAGCACGGGCTGGGTCAAGGTTGGATAACAAACGATAGGTAGCCCCAGTAATAACTAAATCTCTACAAGATTCTGGTAATCCAGTTATTGTAGTAAATACTTGGTCATTAATTGCTGCAAGAGTAGTATAGGTTGCATTAATAGTAGTTGTAAAAGGAGTTGGGTCTTTAGAATAAACAATCTGAATAGTTCTACCTGAAGTAATCATATCGTAGATAGATATAGTTTGTTCGCTAGTAAATGAGGTTGGATTAGCATTAGAGTCAAAACGCCAAGAACGAATAGGAATCCACTCTTTACTTGGCCCAATTGATTCATAGGCAAGATTTAATACATTACGAATACTTAATGAATCACCAGTAGCAGGTAGTCTATATGTAGAAACAGCAGAACTGTATGTAATAGTAGTTGTATCAGCAGCAAATAACATACCACTTAAACCTTTGATAGTATCGTTAATGGCTCGTTTAATTGAAAATCTAGGGAAGGTTGGAGCAATAGTTACCTTAGCATCTGCTGCGTGGGTAGCAAGAGTGGTACCTAAATATGCTCTACCGTAGGGAGCAACTGTTGCGGTGTTACCAATTCTATCATAAGTATCTATCCAGAATAACTCTTCATCAACTTCAACAATACCTTTACCCACATTCTCTGTTGAGCCAAGGCTAAGAACTATTGGTGATGCACTAGATGATGCTGTAGCAGCAACTGCTGACCTAAGATATGTAGAACGGTCTTGAGTTAATGTGTATCCAGAAAGATTCATAGATACTTCATTAATCATATCCGAAAGAGTTGCTGTCATTTAGTTTTACCCTTATTCCTCTTAGATATTGCTGCTGCTTTTTTCTTAGCATCAGCCTTTGAACTAGCACCCCATGCTTGAAGTGATAGAAGTAATCTTGTTGGCTCCCCATTAGGCTTACGTTCTGGCCCTGGCATCCCGCCCATACGGGCTAAGAATGAGGCTCTACGGGGGTTATCCCCGCTCTTTACAGGTGCCTTGAGGGTTCCACCCTTATAGGATGCTCTGCCCTTCGCATTGAGGCCACCCTTAGGGTTCTTGCCTTCTTTACGTGTCCACGCTGGAGTACTTGCCATTTACTTGCCCCTATACTTTGCTGTTTTTTTGGCTATATTTTTAGGTTGTTTAACAAACTGTTTGCCCTTAGCATTACCAACAGCCTTGGCTTTGTTAGTTGCTGCCTTTTCTGCAGGACTTAAAGCAGACCATGCCGCAGAAGGTAAATATCTTTTCTTACCTTTAGATGGTTTACCATCAGATGTTTTCCATTTTTCAGCAGACCACTTCTTAAGTGATTGTTGAGATTTAGCAAGTGCCATTACTTGTAACCTCCGCCTGCTTTCTTGTATTGAACTGCAAGTAGTTGTGCCTTACGTGCTGACCATTCTCCTGGGTCTCCGCCCTTAGAACCAGCCTTAATCTTTTTAAACAAAGATGCTCTCATACCAGGCTTGGTATAGTTACCAGCCTGATTAACTTTAGATTTTGCTTTCTTCATTTGTTCCCCTTAACTATATCTCCAGTTTTAGGGTCTCTTTGAACCTTGACAGTTCCATCCTTACGCAAGGTAAGGATGAGACCATCACGCATAATAGTTTTATTAAAACCATCACTACGTACAAATTGACCTGATGACATTACTTACTCTGTTCCTCTACCAAATTGAAATCCAGGAATTTTGGTGATATCTTGCTTAAGTTTTTTGGTTGGGGCTTTTTTCTTCATACCAGGTCTAACCACTGAAGATTTCATTGGTCTATTTTTTTTCTTATTAACCATCTTACTTACTCCGTAGCCGAACCAGAAATTGGTCCATAGGTTGGATTAACGTAAATTCCTTGCTTTGCATCTTCTCTTGCTTTTCTAGCAGCCTTACCTCTAGCAACCATATCTTTAACATAATTAGGGTCACCAGCACCCCAAGTATCAGGCCTTTTAGTAACCTTAGATTTTGGCTTAGGTTTTTGTTTAGGTTTAAGTTGAGATGGCTTTGTCATCTTACTTCTTCTTACCCATTTTTTTCATAGTCATCTTTTTCATTTTTTTCATAACCATTTTCTTACCAGTCTTCTTGGCTTCTTTCTTGGCCATAGCCATACCCTTTGGACCGTATGAATATTCTTTCATTCCTACTTTTGGCATTTTATGCTCCTAGTTCTGTCATAACCTTTGCGGTTTTTTTGTCTATTTGTTTTGCATTTGGGTCTTTCTCAGCATTGTATGCCCGTCCCAAATTCTCTGATGCTTTCTCTGCAGCAACTATCTTATCCATAGTAGTTCCTGCTGGCTGGATACCCTGCTTACGAGCATTTCTGTAGGCTTGTAGTTCGCCTTCCCATTTACGTCTTGGCATAGCGGCTCTTCCATTAGCATCGCCTGTGCTCAGTTGTAATCCTTTAGCCTTGCATCCAAAGCAAGGGTCAATATGACAATTACTATGGTCTGCTACATAAACTTTTTCTTTACTTATAAATGGTTTAGGTGATGTAGCATCACACTCAGTACATCCATATAAGGATACATACTGATTCATCTGACCATCTTTTAATTCATATGCCCAATCAAGAACTTTACTCTTGTGGTCGCATTCCATACTACCCCCTACTGTGCTGTAAAATTAGCCTCAGTAACATCAACACCACCAGCAATTAACGCTGCTTTAGTAGTATCATCAACTATGTGTTTGTTACCGCCTAGATAAACTTCTTGATAACTTCTTAAATCTTCATCCTGTAAATATCTAACTTGCCTGTACACACCATTATCTTTAACAATACTAATGCCAACATTTAATTTATAAAAATGAAATAAGCGGTGTCCGCCCGCTGGGCCTTCTCTAACTATTGGTGTTTCAAAAACATATGTAGCCATGTTGTCCTCTGTTTAGAGAAGAGTGGGGCTTATGCCCCACTCTCCATTACTACTAAAGAGCAGCGATTGAAGAACCTGTTTCGATTCTATACAATGCCTCTTCACGGTAGCGAGCAAAGCCAAGAACGCCATACCAACCCATTGGGCGATGACGCATTAACTTGTCAACTACTGGTCCAATAACTGTGTGTGGCTCTTCGGCTACGGCTTGTGCCATTGCTTGCTGTCCACATACGATTGTGTTATAAACACGGGTTACTGGAGTTACTGTAAGAGTATTAGTTCCAACAGTTCCTGAGTTAGCAACATCTACTGTAAATGTAGTGTTAGTTGCACCTACAGAGATTGCTGTAATCTTTGCAGAAGAACCTACGTTAGTACCAGAGATTTTATCTCCAACCTCAGCACGGCCACCGAATGCAGCATTTGCTGCCACGATAGTAAACGCACCTGAAGCACCGCTAACTGCAGATGCAGTTGCTAGTGCTGTTTGGTCTGCGCCAGTCTTTGCATTATAAAGACGTGCTGACTCAACATAGTATGCACCTTCGTAGTTACCGATTTCTCCTGCCCAAATGCGGTCTTGTGAAGAACCGTATTGGTTAGGTAGCAACCAGCCTTGTCCTGAAGAGGACTCTGCACGTAGGTCATGTGATACTTCTGGGTGAATACCAGTCCAGTATAATGAACCCTTACGGCCGATAGCCTTAGCAGCACGTAACTTAGCGACTACCTTGCGGACGTCTGCTGAGTCAAGTGTTGATGATGCGGCAACTGTTGCTGTTGATGTCGCTGAACCACCAAAGATTTTATTTGTTCCGCCACGCAATGTTTCCATTGCTACAGCATCAATTGAATCTGCTAGGTTGAAAGCGATAATGTTTGCGATTGCTGGGTCTACATCAGCAAGGCTGAATAGTTCCAACGCACGAGTTACCAACACAGAATTTCCATACTCATTAAGAGTAATAGAAACGTTGGTTGGTGTAGACATTGCTACTGCATCTGGGTCAGTTGTTTCTGTCAGAGCGGTAGTGTTTGCGGCCAAGTCAACATAGCGTTGTAGAACAACGGTTGAACCTGGTATTGATTGGCGGGCAGGTGTTTTATCTGCGACAGAACGAATTAATGGTTCTGAGCGAAGAGCAAATTCAAGTAAGCGGTCATACGCTGCCTGAACAAGACCTGCACTGCCAGAGGTTCCTCCTAATGAGGACGAACCAGTTGATACAAAGGCGTTTGCCATTTGTTGTCACCTCCAAGGTGATAGGAATTACTATGGATTAAATATTACTACGAACGGAGGATAGAAAGAATTTCATCTGCAGATTGTGCATTAGCAATTCTTGATTCTAAATCATCCGTACGTTCGGAGGTCAATGAGTTCTGGGTAAGAATATCTTGCTGCCGTAAGGCTGCTCGATTAACTTGTTGTTCCTCAGATACCTCAGGCTTGCTCAATCCAAACAATTCGCCATTATCGTCAAGCCAGTTATTAACTGACTCTTCACTAATATCTTCTAAGTCTTTAAGGATTAAGCGTTGTGCCTTTAAATTGACACCCTTCTTTTCTAGGACTTCCTTGACGACTCTCTCACGCTGCACCTTGGACAATCCCTCAAGTTGCTCAGTGAGTTCCTTAATACGCTTTTCATCTGCACGTTTAGCCTTCCTTAGTTTCTTAACTAAGTCATCGCCTTGCAGAGGTATATCGTTATCTTGGTCTTCGTCTTCGTCTTCCCAGTAGTTGTTGCTCATAGCAACCCACCCTTCTATTCGTTGTAGTCGCAAGCCACAGGTCCCAATCGGGGAATCGGTCTGGCTCTTGCTATCGGTCTAATACGCTATGTGAGGCCGATGGATTCACATAGGAATTTATTTTAGAACTGTCCTGCTGAAGAACCTTTAGTTACGTATGGTGAATTTGTAAATGCATTTATACCAGTACCTGAATTACCAGCAAATAGATTCTCTTGTAATTCTTTTAATCGTTCTTCTTTACGTTTAGCAGACGCTAAACCTTTAAATTTTGCAGCCTCTGCATCTGTTTGATTATAAGTAATACCTGACTCACTAAAAATTCTAGTTGCACCTTCAAATTTAGATAAGTCTTGACCAATATCAGCATAACCAACCTGTGCTTGCTGTCTATTGATACCAAATCTAGCAAGGTCTTCAGCACTTGTCATAGTGGCTGCTAGTCCTTGTCCTATTGCAGCACCACCTATTTCAGCAGCAGTTGCTTTCTCTCTAAGGTTTACTAAAGCCTTCTTAGGGTCTAGGAAATACTGAACAAGGTCTGCTTCACCAATACCATAAAATTGTTGGAATGCATTCTTAGTTCCTGGGTCAGCCATCTTAACTCTATCTACCGCAGTAGATACTCTGTCAGTAAATTCAAGAGCAGATATATCAGCACCAATAACATCAGCCATTGCTGTCTGCTTAAGACTTCTATCTACACCAAAGTAATTCTCAAGACCATATGATTTAAGAGTCTTTGTGTAATCATCCTCTAGTGCTAGATATTCCGCTTCACTTAATACATTTAATCCAGCAGCACGGCGGGTTTCATTACCTTTAAATCTTTTAATATATGGTGCGTTATATCTAACATCAGTCTTTAAAGCAAGGGTTGCCTCTTCTGGCTCATACCCTTCCTTCATTAAAGTCTCAATTGTTGTTGCTAATTCACTTAAACCATACTGAGTAAAAACATCTTTAAGAAGAGCAAAAGCATTTCGTTTTGCTTTTTCATCTTGCATCTTTGCATAAGCAAGAGATGGGTCTTCACCGCCACCTTTTTCTTCTCCGCCATCAGTATCATCTCCGCCACCAGTATCATCTCCGCCACCAGCAAGACCTTTTTTATATTGTTCTAATAATTTTTTAAGTTCTTCTTTATCTTTCTGTATTTGTTTCATTCCTTCAGCAAATTGCTTATCAAGGGATGAAGTACCACCACCAGTTTTAATAGGTTGTTGTTTAGTAGGTTGAACTAATTTACTTCCAGTTGCTGCTTTACCGCCACCTTTAGGTGCAGCACCAGATGATTTTGTTGCAGGAGCAGGGGCTGATGGTTTAGCAATAACTGCAGGTATCTTAGGGGCTGCTGGCTTAGCAATAACAGCAGGAGCCTTAGTGGCTGTTGATTTAGATTTGTTTCCGCCTGTTGCCATTATGCTATCAATCCAAAGTTACGCAGAATATTATTTGCATATCCTGCAGCGGTTTCTAGGGCATTTGATGTCTCACCCCAACGTGGGTCCTTCTTAAGAGCACGTTCAAAATCAGTCAAGTTCATTGCTCCTTTGTTTCCGTTATTCTTAAGTGCCATTTGAATAGTTGGATTTAATGAATCAATTTGTGATTCTGGTATTTCTAGAATCTGACGCATTGTGTATTTATAGTTGGCAGATAAATCGTCTAGGTCAACATCTTCAGATAGAACATCTGATAGGTTAGAATAAGTAGCCTTAGATATAGCAAGTAATTTTGCATTAATTTTACTTGTATCTTTATCATTGTTTCGATATGATGTTGATACATATTTTAAAGCATCTTTATTACTTAATGTTATGCCATACCTCTTAGCATAGGCTAGTGTACTATTAACATCTTGAGCAGCCTTGCTACCACCTTTTAGTACTACATCAATATCAGAGCCATCAAGTGCTTTACCAGCAATACCACGTTGTAGTTGAAGTATATCTTCAGCATCTAACTGATACTCACCAGTAACTCTTCTTGAACTACCACCAGAATCTGTTTCAGTTTGAGTAGTAACCTGAGCATTTTTCTTTTCTAATGCCCTTAATTGTTTGTAGTATCTTTTCTGTTCCTCGTCTGAAGCACTTCTGCCTACATACTCCATAAAAAATCTATTTAGGTCAGACTCTGCTTCATCTACTTTAGTTACATATTCATCGTAAGATACTTGAGGTCCACCTACACCTGAATCTTTAAGGTCCTCTTGTATATAATTAAAGAATGATTTTGGCTCAATGTTATTTTTATTAGTCTCTAAGTCATTTACCATTGCCTTAGTATGTTTTTGTAAAGCATATGCTAGTGCTTCGCCAAAACTCTTACTAGTAGTATCAAGTCTATTGTAATCGTTTTGAGGGATTCTAAGACCAGCATTTCTTAAGTCATCAAACAAACCCTTAAGCCCACGAGGGGACTTAATAGAATCTTGTATAACTCTTCTTCTTACTCCATCAAAATCAGATGTAGAAGGTGCATAATCATTAACAAGTTGGCCAGCCTTTTCTTTCATAAACAATGGAACTCTAGTTTGAGGTCCTATGTATATATACTGTCGAACTTGGCTATCACCTTCAGTACCACTAACCCAACTACTACCATCTTCAGGGTTAACTGTTACTCTTAAACCTTTAGCATTAACATCTTTTACAAACTCATTATCACCAGCATATTGCTCATTGCCAACAGTACCACCAGTTGCAGTTATCTGTGCATCTTGTAATGCTTTAATTTCTGCTTCTAATTTTTTGGCTTTATCTCTTTGAAGAGTATCTTGTGCAGTCTTTAATTCTTTTTTCTTATTTTCAATTTCTTTAGTTCTTTTGTCTTGTTTCTCAGCATCTGATATTGCAGACAATTCAGTATCAATTGAACTTATTTCAGCAATACGTGCTTGAACCTGAGCATCTAATCTATCTAATTCAGCCTTTGCTATCTTGTATCTTCTGTCATCGTTACCATCATCCCAAATAGCCATCTGATTGCGTTGCAACTCCATGCTTGCAGCATCACGGGAATTTAATGCTTTGAGACCTCTTTGCTTGTCTCTTAACTCACGTTGTTTTTTTGATTCAGCCATTAGTATCCTTTGTATGCTTTAGCGGTATAAGTATCACGGGAGTAGTAACCAAGAATTGATTTAAATATTGCTCTGCTTGCCTCAGTTAAAATAGCATCTCCACTACTTAGGCTTGCAATCAAGTTCTCTACTTCATTCTTGAAATTTCTTTTAATATCAGCAAAGTTCTCTGCCTCACGAAGTGAAGCATCGTTAGACAAAGATACAAACTGACGGATTCTAGATGTAACCATTGCTAGTCTCTGACGTGTTCCAATTGGCATACTAACAGATGAGTCTTTAATTATTTCTTCAAGATTAGATAGCATGTTTAGTTCTGTTGCTACCTCATTACCACCAGCCACAAGTGCTGCTTCTAGTAGTGGATTAGACATCTTAAGTAAAGCACGTTGTCTTGTTGATTCAGCAATCTTTGCGGTACGAGCAGTAATGCTAGGTGTTGACTTCAAGAATTCTTTTTCTTCTTTACCAATATCGTAATAGGCTTGCTTATCTTTAGCCACCAAAACATCTAGGTAGTATGCATCTAAAGACTTATCTTTAAGTAATCCTGCTGCTTCCAGATATGCATATGTAGGGGCATCAAATTCACCAACATGAGGTGCAAATATCCAGGCTGCCTCACCATACTTTTTAACAATGCTTTCATTCTGTATAGCCCAAGACTTAACAGCCTTAGTCTTTTGAATGACTACGTTAGTTTGCTTCTCGTTACGAGCAACTGTATAAATTAACTTACCTGGATTCTTACCCACAAATGTAGCAACTGCTAACTCATATGGGTCTTGAATATCACCCTTATACTTCTGAGTCACTGCATTTACTAGGTCATAAAACTCTGGGCGTAATCCTGTTATGCCAACCTCTTTAAGGTAATCTGGAAGATTAACACTCTCTTGAACTGATGGTGCTATTGGTGAGAATAGACCAAGAATGTTACGCATTACAACTACGTTGTGAGCAGATATTCTAATTTGCTTTAAGTAGTTATACTTATCCTGTGCTGATGCATTAGGGTCTAAGTACTTAGCCATATCTTCATCGGTATTAAAGGCTTGATTGTAGGCAATAGCCTGCATAGCAGCAGTTGATTCTTGCCTATCCTTCTCATCTTTAGGTATTATTGAATATAGTTTTTGCAGTGAAGAAGGAACTAAAGCACGCATTATTGTTACACCATCGCCTATATCACCCAAGGCATAGTTGTCTAATTCTTCTGATAACTCTTTTGTTGCTGGTATTTTACCTAGCAAAGACTTCATAGTTATTACGCTTAAGGCACCAATAGGTCCAGATAGTGTAGGCATACCAGCATCTGGGCTGAATGAAGGGTTAGCCAAGGTTAGTCTAAATGTAAACTCATTAAACTTTGGTTGTTTGAAACTCTCTTCACCAGGTCCTAATGCACGTACTGTTCTATCTACAACACCGAATATAACATTATCTGTTGGCATCATGATATACGGTTCGCCATTATTATCTTTGTATACACCACCAGCAGCATCTAAACCAAGATGTGTTAAGCGCATACGAAATAAAACTCTAGGTGCTACATCTTTTAGACGATACATTCTGCGCCAAAAATCCTCAGTAGCACGGTAGTAACGACCAGTATTACGTACTGATACAGCAAAGTTAGTTCTGATATTAGGGTTATCAACAAACTTTAATACAGAATCTGCTGCTTCTTGAACAGATATTTCTGTTATAAGTTTTTGAGCATGCTGCTTTGTATCTTCTAGTATTGCTGTTTTAACCTTATCGCCTATAACTTTACCATCATCTTGATACTCTCTTAATTTATCCGCATAAAGTTTTGCAGCCATTTGTTTTTCTAATGCAGCATAATTTTTGCGTACATCTAGGTACTTAATCATTACTACTGGCTGGCGTAGGATACCTGTTACTTGGTTATCCATTAATTCCATCATACCGTTGCCTAGTTTGGCAAAGGCAGTTTCCATATCAGAAATACCTGGAATTTCAAGAGTAGTGAACAATTCACCTTTAGGTTGGAATCCTTTAGTTAACTCTTCAAACTCTTCAAAGGTTATTTTTTGTGCTGCTGCTTGAGCCTTGCTATATATTGTACTTCCAGTATCTAATTCTTCTCTTAGTAATTCATTATGAAGAGATTTAAATTTATTAAATAATCCTTCGTTAAATCCTGTTGCGCTACCATGAAAAGCCTGACGCATATCTAATAGAATACGGTCAATTAAAACCTCAGCAATTTCCATATCATCTAGTCCTTGTAGACGCAAAGCACTAGTATGGGCTGTCATACCTAAGAAACTCTTTAATGCTTCTGGGTCTTTAACTGTATGTGTAATCTTTATATCTAATGAAGGTATTACATCTTCATCAAACTGACTTAGTAAATTTGTATTCTTTCTTAAACCTACCTGCTCTAATAAACCAATTTTAGCACCAGCAAAATCACGCTCTGTTCTTAAACCTCTACTAAGAAGAAACGCATTAACTGGGTCAAATTTTGATTTTCCACCAATACCTATAATGTCCTTGGTATTATTATAAAAACGTTGCACAAAGTTTTCAAAGTGAACTATAGAAATACCACGACCTGCAAGAGATTGAAGTGAAGCCAAAGTGTCTGTGTCTATTCTTTGACCAGTTTTACCTTGAACTAAACCTGGGAAAAGACCTACGGCTATATCAAGTTCACTCATTCTAACTAACTGCTCAGTTACTTCGGCTGATTGCCGTCCAACAAGGCTTGCACCTGCAGCAATAGACCTAGTACCTGCAGTTAGATATTGTGAGTTTAAAGTTAATCCTTGTATTAAGAACTGAACTTCTTGGTCATTTAGTTTACCACTAAGTTTTTCCGTCCTAGATAAAGGTCCAGTTCTAGGTTTGCCAGTTACCTTATCTATTCCGCGATTTAATGCTCGTGTAATATAGTCAGCCTGGGAAAACTTTCGCTCAAGAGATGTTAAATCTTCAGACTTTTTTCCAATTTTTTTAGCATAATCTTCAATGATTGCTACTCTTGCATCTTTATCATACATATCAGCAGGGGTTTTTCTACCCAATACTCTAGCAATTTTTACTCTTAACTGCTCACCACTCTTAGAACCAGAGTATGCTGCAGCAATTCTGCCCATTCTATGACCTTTACGGTCCATGTATGCAAATAAATCTTTAGCAGGTGCTGTTAAATAATAAATAAAACCTTCATCAATACTGCTTCTTATACCCAAGCGTGGGAAAAGTGTAAAGACAGACCAGAAATTAACAAGCGCACTTGCTTGTGCGCTTTGAGTAGCGCCACCAAAGAAAGCAGAAACTAACTTTCCTCTGTTTGCTTCATAAGAATACTGTGCTAGTTGTTGGTAATCAAGGGTAGATATAGCACCACGCTCTTGAAATGGGTGAATAATACCTTGTGAATCATATTCTAATACATCACCATTTTGTTTAATACCAGACTTAGATAAAACATTATCAAAACCTACAGGAACACCTAGTTTTTCAGTAACTGCAACTCCTACTGAAGAACCATACTTCTCGTCAAGAGTTTGTTTTATAAATTTTTTACCACTATCTGTTCCATCAATTCCCAAACGTTGCATAATTGCAACATCAAGACTACGAAGCATGGCAACTTGGTCGTTTGCATCTGCTGCAATAAACTTAACAGTTAAAGCCTCTGATAAATCCTTTGGTAATACCTGACGTGCTGTGTCTCTAAAGACATTTGCAGTTTTAATAGACTGATTATTGTCAATAACATTAAGTTTAATTTCTTTATTTTGTGGGGTACGTGCTGCAAGAAGAGAAACTTTTTGTTTAATGCTTTTACGAGAAAATTTTACAAAGTCTGATATTTCTGGACCTATTAATGTAGCCTCACGGGTAGAACCTGCTTTAACAAGTGCCTTTGATATTTCTTCAACTGACTGAGCAATCTCTTTATTTGTTCCAGACCTAGGATTTAAGAAATTACTTAGTGCTTTTTGAGCACCAGTAGTTAATCTGCGTTGGTTACGTGCAGTTGCTATACCATTGCGGAAGAACTGAGCACCATCAACCCTGCCAGCCATAAACATAGATAGATTATCAACATTTGTAAAAACTGTTTGAGCACGACTAGCATTAACAACATTGTTTCTTTCTAAGAAATCAATAGCCTCATCATTATTATAGCCAGGAAAGCGTCTTTTGATATCATTACGTATTCCAATTTTAGCAATTGTATCTGATTCATCATTAAGTTTCTTAATTGCAGGACCTAGTTGGTCATCCCATAACTTAACCACATCTTTGTTATCACGGAATATGTCTCTTACTCCAGCAACACCAAACTGCTCAATAGTCTTACGCATTTGAGTACCAGTTTGGTTAGCCATACCAAGTACTCTGCCTTTAATAGCAGCGCTTACACCACCAGTGATATAAGTTAATGGGTCAACTGCAATTTGGTATATAAAATCTATAGGGCCAGAGATACCTTTTATCCCAGTAGCACGGCTAATATCTCTACCTGGAGATACCTGTGCAAATTTAACGCCATCCATAACTTGCTGGAATGATTCTGGATTATTATATGCTTCTTCCAAAGCATCTAGTAATTTTGCGTTTACTGTACCACCAGCAGCAGCAATAATTTCTCCTGGTTTCTTACCAGCAATTAAACCTTTTGCTATCTCTACTTTTTCAACACCAAAATAATCTTGAGCACTTGCTAATGCACCTTGGTCATAAACTCTGCGCCCATCCCATGCATCACTAAATGATTCTTTGGTAAATAAACCCTCACCTTGAGAAGCCTGACGTGCTAGTAGGTAAGGTGTGTTAATTACTCTATTAAAAACACCCGCAGTCTTAAATAATAAAACCAATGGACTCTTAAGAACATTGAATCCAGTTTTTATTGCACCAGTAACATAGTTACTAGCACCTGGTTCTGCTAGTTGATAATCTGAATCTGGAAATAAAAACTTTAATTTATCCTGAGCACTAGGGTCTAGTCCCTCAAATTGTTTACGTGCTTCATCAATAGATAATTGGTTTAGTTTTTTGTTTTTCTCAACAGTCCAACTAAACTGTTCTAATTGACTTCCTTGTTCCATAGGAATATTTGCAGATTTAGCAGCGGCATAAAGGTTTGGACTAGCCTTGGCTACTATCGGGTTAAGACGATATACCATTAGTACCCTTCGTCTAGTAAACTTCTATATATTAGTTCAGCCTCACCAGATGGGTCGTATGGTATTAAATTTCTAATTACATCTTGAATTGTGTATGAAGGATTAGGCAGTCTTGGCTTTGCTTCCGAGCCAGGTCCAGCACCTATATCAACTCCAGAAGTAATGGGTTCATTAGGACGTGCAGTAGGTGCCATTAATGGTGTTGGCATTTCCATTTGTGGAATTGGATTGCCAGCCATAGGCGCTGCTACTTGGTTGTTATAAGTTTCTTGTCCTTGTCCATATGGTAATCCTGGAACGTAGGTTGCGGGTTGTGTGCCGCCCCCGTCAGTGCGTTGACTAAGAGCGCCAGGGCCTGATATTGGGGCTGGGTTATTCGGTTTTCTATATCCACCTTGCTGTGCCACACTTCCTCCTACTTAGTAAATTGTGTTTTAACATGAACTGGTCCACCGCACCAAACATTATATTGAATTGCTACATGCACTGCTTTCTTAACAGCACCTGACGCTTTGGCATGTGTTTTTGTTTCTGTTTCCATCATTGCTAATGCGCCAAGGGCTAATCCCCCACCTGCGCCTATTCCGTATAAACCTCTATCATCTCGCATATATCCATAGTCATCACTAACTTGATATAACTTTCCATTAAAACAAATTAATGCATCCCATCCAGCATCATCATCGTTTTTATTCTTAGGTGCTGGGTCGTAACCTGCTTCAGTTAGAGTTTGTTTTATAGATGGTAATACTCTAATCATCATAAATCTATCTGGGTCTTGCGTCTTAATTACTTTAGGCGGTTGCCATAGGTTATTAAGAATATCTCCTGCTATAGCATCACCTGCTACTGCAACTAGATATTCATTAACCTTAACTATCTTATCGCATCCTTTTGCTACATACGGTTTATCTGTATATGTAGTCATTGAGTCTGCTGCTAAGACAGCCCAACCTTTACCCTGTACACCAACGATTGCAGTCATAGTCCCCTTCTAATTTATCTTCTTACAACTGTCCTCGCACTTGCACTTGCTTGTCCACTAGCAGTTAAACTAGATAGAAGACTTTGTAATCCGCCACCTTGCTCTGGTTGAGGAGGTAAGCCTCCTACTGGAGCCGCAACGGGAGCAGGGGACATTTGCTCAACCTGTGGAGCACCAGCAGGAGGTAATTCTTGAGGCTTAAAGATTTGCTCAATAGCATCTTCAATGGCTACGCCTTTTTGACGTGCCTTGATTACATCAGCAATCTTTACAACTATCTCACTTGGGTCTCCACCCTGTGTTGCAATTTGCGGTATTGCTTGTGTGTAAGCCTGTAATGAACCAATCAAAGAGTTACGCATCTCTTCAACTTCAATCTTCTCTTGTTCTTGAGTTACGTTAATACCAAATGGTAACTCACGCATAACCATATCTTTAGAAATAATCTTAGCGCCTAATGCTTGTAGCATGAAGATAAGTCCCTGCGCTGGGTTAAGACCAGCAAGCATGCCATAGCGAACATCGGCTGAGTAATCCTTCTTAATGTCCTTAGAAGGTTTGTAGTCAATACTGTAAGGGGAACCAGCATCTACACCACGAACTGTCTTCTCAAAATCAAAGAATGTTTCATCAACTTCAAAACAAAGAGAGATAACATCTTTAAGTGTTGAGGCAAAGATAGCCTGAGCAGATTTAACTTGTGTATCAAAGCCACCCATAAGTGCTTGCACACCTTGGCCAGTAATAATACTTGCATCAAGATTACCAGTACGTGATTCTGGATAACGAGTACCTATACGTAATTCTTGTTGCAGTAATGATTGTTCAGTAAATGCACCATTAGGAATAGGAAGTTCTACACGTCTAACTCCAGCAGGATTATTGGTACGGATAATTGCATCCCCACCAAATTGAATTTCTTGAACATCGTTAGGAACAACGATTGGTGATTGAACTGATTTCTCTGCTGCTTCCATCGCTAGTAATGCGAACCTGTTACGAAGCAGTTGGATACCTAGAACATCATCAAACTGTCCACGCATCTCTCCATCAATAGAGGGACGTTTAGCAACTATTACCATCATTTTACCGAATGGATTAATAGCCTGAGATAAGATTAAATTATTGCGACTTGGAATATAAATCAATGATTGGTCTTTATCGTAATAACGAATAAATTCCACTACTGAATTTAAACTCTGGTCGTAGCCATCTCGTCCTAGAATCTGTGATTCATATTCTGGGAACTGGGCTACTAACTCAGCAATTGTTAATGAGTATCTCTTTGCAAAGGCAATGCAGCGTCCGTAGCGGTCAAATTCTGGGTAAGCCCCAATTGGACTTTCTACTCTGATACGCGGCAGCCCCGCTTCTTCGTCTAATTCAATTATGAATGGGACGAAACCGAATGTGATGTAATGGTCTGCACCTGTGTACATCTGCACTTGTAAATCTGAATGAGCAAAATAGTTAGCAGCAATGCGAGTACGCTTATCGGCAAAAGAACGAGCACGGTCAGAGACCTGATTAGCGGCCGAGCAGTTAACCGCAGGAAGAGGTGCCATAACTTCTGACAAGTCACGGGCAACAATATCAATAAAATTTGCAACGACATTTGCTTCTACACCTTCTGGAAAGAAACTAGGATATACGTTTGCAATGTTACCTTTACGGACTGCAAGAACATCTTGTGCTCTGCTATCACGTTCAGAAGAACGCTGTTTAAGAGAATCAACTCTCGCTGAAATTTGTTGAATACTTAACAATTAATTACCCACCCTTATTTGTATTGTTCAGGAAATGCGATTTTTCTTAACTCTGCAATTCTTTCACGAGACGGTCTTCCACCCTCTGCTTCTAGTTCTCTTTCTCTTTTATTTGCTGCACCACGAATTTGATAAGTTTTTTGTTTAGGAGTAATTTTCTTTTTCTTTGTAGCCTTCTTAACAGCCTTAACACCTTTAACAATTTTCTTAGGGTTAACCATTACCAACCGCTTTCTCTAAGATAATTTACATATCTTCTTTTTTGGTCAGGTGTCATATTTTTCATTTTATTTCTAATCATTTTATCTCTTGCCCTAAGACCTTCTGCAGCACGTTTATCTGATTCTCTGCGTTGTGCAAACTCAATTGCTTGTTTTCTAGCAATTTCATTTCTTTCTTGAGCGGTAAGTTCTTTAGCACGTTCTATTACTTTTTCATCAAGTTGTTGACGTGGTTTTACATCCATACCATATTTAGTTTTACCAGCATTTTCTTCACGTTGCGCTCTTTTAACCTGTGCTCGTGCCATTAAGGTACGTTTTTGCTGAGGTGTCATAGCCTTAAAAATCTTTTCAGTTCTTTCTTTTCTTGCTTGTTTTTCTAAACGCTTTGCTGTTACTTCTTCAACTTCAGAACGTTTAGCAATGTTCTTACCTCTAGTTAAAAAAACTTCTTTTTTGGCTGGCTTAGTTGGTTTAGGCTTTGGTGGGTTACTTAATTTCATGCGTCTTTCGTATGCAGACAGACGTTCACCACGTTTAATATCTTCAGGATTACGGGCACGACCAAAATTACTTTTTGTAACTGGTTGTTTTATTCTAACTTTACTTGCTTCTTCTGGTGTTAAACCAGTTCTTTTATTAATTTTTCTACCTTTATTGCCAGTACCACGAACTTGTTCTCTAGCAACTTTACTGGCTTGACCAGCAGGAATCTTGGCTATTTTTTTCTTAGTCTCTTGAGCAGCACGAATTGCTCTAGCAATCTTAAGTGGGTCGATTGCCATTACCTACCCATGTTCCTATAAACTTTACCTACATACTTTGAACCTTTTTTGGCAATACCACCAACTGCACGTCCACCCACTTTGCCTATTTTAATAACTGGGATAAAACTTGAAGCAACAGTTTGAGTAAATGCTACATGGTCTTTTAAAGTTGGTAATTTCATTTTCTTAGACTTAGCCATTACTTCATACCTTTTGGAAAATTAAGTTTGCTCTTCATACTTCCACCACGAACACGGTTAGGACGTGCAGGTGTAGCATTTTTTAATATATCTGTTTTATATTTACTACCAGTTTGTCCTCTATTATTTTTAGAAACTTTAGCATTAGCAGCCTTGAGTCCACGCTTATTTGCTTTGGCTTCTTTTTTGGTAGCAACACCAGTTTCTTTCATATGTCTAATCATTGAAGGAGTTGTATAATTTAAAAGACGTTCTTGCATTACACCTGGAACCTTTGTATTTTTTATTTTTACAGTTGGAAATGCTTTGTAGGTAGGGCTTACATTCTTAGAACCTTTACCAGTAATACCGCCAACGGCACGACCTATTGCTTTGACTGCTTTAATTGGATTTGCCATTTACTTGCCCCGTCTCTTTACTGGAACCTTAGTTGTCTTTTTTTCTATTTTTTTAAGTCTAACAATAGGTTTATTTGTAAGTTTACCTTTTCCTCCTGCTTTAAAAACTGCTTCTCTAAGATTTTTATTAATTTTTTTATTAGAACCAGTAATAGGAATTTCTTTTATGCGATTACCAGTAAAAACAATTTTATTGCCAGCACGATTGGGTGTAACATAATATTGGCCATCACTATATTTTTCAATTTTAGTATTTAATTTGGCTGCTTTATTAATTGCTTTTTGCTTGCCAGCAGTATTACCGCCCTTTGACATACCAAATTCTTTACGTACTTTATTTTCTATTGCACGACCCTTTTTACCACCAGTAAAATTCTTAACAGCCTTTACAGCCTTAATTGGATTAACCATATTAGTTCCTTATCCGTATGTGTCTTGCCATTGCTCTGCAAAGGCTTCGTCTAGGTTGATTGAGTACTTTCTATTGTCTTGCGCTTTAGTTGACCATCGGTTAGAAGCATAAAGACTTATCCGACTGTGTTGCTGCATTAGTTCCCTTGCCTTGAGCACGGTAAACCATAGAGCCATAACGCAGTCTGTCTTGCCCCTAGTGTTAGGCTTCCAAGTTATTAACTGTTGAACTAATGCTTTAAGACCCTCTGAGTGGTCAGTAGATGCAATCTCAATAGTGTTGTTATTCTGGAACTTGCCATCCTTCTCAGTGCCCATGAGCATTGACATACCAGCCACACCAAAGTTTGAATCCCATTTGTTCTTACTAGTAAAGTGAGATTCTAATCTGCATCCATACATACCAAGCCAGTTACGCAACTCATCATCTAAAGCATATGCTTTCTGATGTGCGTTAATCTCAACACGTAATTCTTGTGGTCTGTACTTTTCAACTAATTCTTCTATAGTCTTTTGAATTTTTTGCGGGGTAGGCTCTGACATGTTTACACAGTCAACAACATAAATCTTGCCATCTGCGCGATTGTAGGTAGATACCACAAACGCGGCATTCCCGCCCATTGCGGGGTCGAACCCGATTATTGTATACCCCTCAATGTGCGAGGGATGTCCCACGGAACCCGCTTTCAGCGGTCCGCGTTTGCGTTGTCCGTTGATGCAACCTTGGACAAGCACTGGAGGAAATATAGAATCTTCTTGAACATCTTCTTGTTGGTACACCAACGCCCATGTTGATGGTGTGACTTCACTTCTTCTTTTAAATAATGTTAAGCCGTCCCATTTTTGGAAGAGCCCCTCTTCGTCAGGAACGTCAGAATCCCCATCCCATGGAGCGTCCGACCTAGGCCAGAGCGTTTCCCAATCTTTCGGCTTTTCCGAATATTCCAAAACAGCAGGCATGCCCATATAAGTAAAAGGGCTTTTACCACCAGACCAGTGCTTGGTCTCGCGGAGTTCTTTGTAGAAGTCTTGTGGCGCAATTCGTGTCCCTACGATTAATAACTTACCGTTCTTACCCAGACGGGTAATAACTTCTTTCTGTAACCAGTTGATTTGTTTATCCCACTCATGGGCGTTTGCTGTAGTGATGCAGTCATCAAGAATGATGAGGTCAGCACGTGCTCCATAAATCTGTCCACCCATACCTAGTGCTTGTATGGTTGGGTCTTTCTCTGATGAATTTCGGGCATCGCCCCCAAGATAAACGGTATCAACTCGCCAAGTATCTGAGTCTTCCTTCCAACCACCTTCGGGGCCAAAAGTTGTTTGCAACTTTAACCAGCGTGGATGAGAGAGTCTCTGCTTGATTGCGTACACGAACTCGCGTGCTTTGATTAGCGTTTTAGAAACCACAATGATGCGGATATTTGGATTGAGGGCAATGCGATATGTGGAGTAGTTTACGGTGATGACCGTACTCTTAGCGTGCTCAGGTGGCACATTGATTAAGAGACGTGAGGGGTCGCCAGGTTCATAAACCATACTAGGGTGAAGCCATGACGGCTCCCTATCCTCTAGTAAGTCAATCCAATCCAAGTGGTGAGGGAATACCCTCTGCTGCAAAAAAATTTCAGAGAACCTAGGAAAGTCTATCTCTTCCTTAGGTATACCCAAAGAAGAGAGGGAGGCATCCTTAGCGGTTGCTTTGGCCTCAGTTAGGTCAGCGGCAAACTTCTTATCCCTCAGACACCAGATTCTCACGGTGTCGGGCTTCTTGTTACACAACTCCATCGCTTTATGGACAGAGTGTCCTTCGGACACCAAGGCTAGAACTTTAGCCTTTGCTGCTGCCATAGCCAGTGTTTTGGGGTTACTACCCCCTTTGTCAAAACTCATAGTCCTGTCCCGTTTTCATTCTGTTACTGATAGTTAGTAACAGGTAGTAGATACAGTCTGTAACGCAAGTTCCTGAAGAACTTGCTACTGTTAAAAATAAAACAGTCTCTATATAGTATAATCCGTTCAAACAGCCAAAACGAACGTTTTTGGCCAAAAAAATATTTTGGCCCTACCTAAAACTATTACAAAATAGGACAAACTGGTACAGTAGCAGGGGATATACTTTGTACGGGAAAATCTTTGTTGTAGATACATATACTACTTCTACTCTCCATTAAGCATACTGGGGTCAATACGCGTTGACCCAAGACCGTTACAGCCGTCTATCATACAGTATAGAAGCGTGCTGGACGGAGAACACCTTCTTC